CTCGACACATTCCCAGCCTAAACACTGGTGCGGCTGTGGCTACTCTAGCACCAGCCAAAGTGTATACTGGTACCAAGGTCAAGGGTATTGCAACCATGCACAAGAGCAATGCTGTACCTGTGTTTAGTGATGAAGAAGCTGTAGAAATCAGCCGTATGCGTCGAGGTTAACATGCGATATACCAATAATACCAGTCACGAAGTAAAAATCTCAGCCTACTTACAGACGCCCTATTACGACACCAGCAGGACCAGCCACGGCATGATTCGGTTGCAAGGCGGGCAAATGCAAGTGTATGATGGTAACCAATGGCATGATCTGGTGACCAGTATTGACGCATCCTTGTCAGATGAAGTTAAACATGTGCTGAACTGGGCACGAATGAAAATGGCTGAAGAAGCCTCCATCAAGTCACTGATGAACAAGCATCCTGGTCTCAAGGATGCCAAAGAACGTTTTGAAATTATGTTAACACTGGTCCGTGAGGACAACAACCAAGGAAATGATCATGGAGTCTCCACAAGTCCCTGATGAGCAACTGAGCGGCTGGTACAAGTCCGCAGTGCCTGCTGAGCAAAAACGATTCCGCACCTGGCTAGCTGGTATGCTGGTTGTGGGACCAGCAACTGTGGAGTTCGTCAAAGCAGATGGTGAAGTGCGTAACATGCTATGCACTCTGGAACCACACGCACTGCCTCCACGTCCACCCGTAACCGAATCCACTCGCACCCGAAAAGCTAACGATGAGGCACTCAGCGTCTGGTGTGTGGATAAACAAGCCTGGAGAAGTTTCAGGTTTGATAGCATCAAGAGTGTTTCGTTTAATCTAGGAGATTGATATATCGTGGCAAAAGAGGAAGGCATGCGCCTGGAGGGTAAAGTAATTGAAACTTTACCCAACGCAATGTGGAGAGTTCAAATTGAAACTGGCAACGTAATACTAGCATATTTAGGTGGTAAATTACGTAAGCATACCATCAACATCGGTCTCGGCGATCGTGTTGTTGTTGAAATGAGCCCATACGACCTTACTCGTGGCCGAATAGTATATCGCCTCTAGGCAAATGATAAATATTTCTATGATAACAATTACTGAAAACGCAAGTGTGAAAATTCGCGACCTCCTGGCAGAAGAAGGTAATCCCAAACTGAACTTACGAGTGTTTGTACAGGGTGGCGGTTGCTCGGGTATGCAATATGGATTCACTTTTGACGAAGAACTGAACGAAGACGACTTCGAACTGGACTTGTCTGGCGTCAAAGTGCTAGTGGATTCATCCAGCGGTATGTATCTGCAGGGCGCAGTAATTGATTATAAAGAAGATATCATGGGCAGTAGCTTTAGCATCAACAACCCCAATGCCCAGACCACTTGTGGTTGTGGTTCCAGCTTCAGTCCTGCATGAACCCCAACGACTATCCAGTATATCCTGAGGATGATGGGTACGATCGTTACAAAAACCCCTATAGTCCAGTGTAAACAGAACGTCCATAAATACAATATTATGGATTTTTCTGATGTCACAACAACTGATTGATTTGGGTTCCAGCCCAACCGCTGGTGATGGCGACAGCATTCGTGTCGCATTTAACAAAACCAATCTAAATTTCACCGAGCTGTACGGCAACATTGCCAACCTGTCTGCCTCTATTGGCAACATTTCACCCAATGTGGATGTGGATGGGTTTGCAGCCATTGCATTCAGTGGTTTATACTCAGATTTAATTGATCCCCCAGTTATTCCCACTATTCCAGGTAATGTGGGTGCGTTCTACAACAATGTGGGCTACATCACCAACTCTGCACTCAGCAGTTATGCCACCAAGAACTATGTAAACCTGGCTATCACCACAGCACTGACTGGTACCAATGTGGGCAACATCACACTGGCACAAGTGGCTACCAGTGGGTTATACTCAGATCTAATCGATGTACCAGTAATTCCTGAAATTCCTGGCAACATCAGTGCATTCTACAACGACTCAGGGTACGTGAATTCCTCTGCACTATCTGGGTATGCCACCACCAACTATGTGAACCTAGCTGTTCAACAAGTAAGTCCCGTTAATACAGTGGCTGGACGAACTGGTAATGTGGTTCTCACAGTAAATGACATTTATGGTGCAGCCAGCAAGAGCTGGGTAACACAACAGATCAACAGTCAGGGCGATAGTGACTGGGGCAACCTGAGTCTAGGTGAAGATCGCCAGACTATCATTGGCTTAGACGCTGGTACTGACATCACTCTGCGTCCCATAGAATCCAATGTACACATAACCAGCAACATCACAGTGGCTGGCGATGCGTATGCCACCTACTTCCGTGGTAACGGCGCACTGCTAACTGGTGTTACTGTAGGCACTGCTGGTAATATTGGATATGGCAACACTTCAGTGTCTATTGGGTCACTAGGCGGCAATGTCAATGTCACAGTAGCCAACACAAATGTGGCATCGTTCAGCCCCAATGGGCTGGCAGTCACTGGCAATGTGTCAGCCAACTACTTCCTAGGCAATGGTGCGCTATTAACTGGCGTTATTACCAGCGTTGCCAACATCAACTCGGGTAGCAGTAATGTTACTGTAACCAGCTCGGGCGGTCCCATTACGGTGGGTGTGGGTGGACAGCCCAACATAGCAGTTTTCAACAGCGACAGCGTCAGTATCGGTCGTGACCTGAGTGTCACAGGCAATATCACAGCCACAGGCAACGTGTTTGCCAGTGGTAATATACAACTGGGCGATTCATCCAGCGACAACATTGTAATCACTGGTGCAGTCACTGGTAATATCATACCCAAAATTGACAACACCTACACTGTGGGGGATGCATCACATCGTTGGGCATCTGGTTTCTTTGCCAATCTGACAGTGCCTGTGGTCACATCCAATGTGGCTGTTATCCACGACAATGAATCGCCCACCATCATTACTGGTGCTGGTACCACTGTGGATGTCAGTTTGGCCACACTGGATACATTTGACGCTCTGCTGTACCGTGGAGCCAAGTACACAGTCAGCGTAGAAAATACTGGCGTAACACAGCATCAGATACTGGAAATCCTGCTGACACACGACGGAAACGTAGCAAAATACAACACTTATGCTGTGGTAAACACTGGAACTGATGACTTGATTACCATCACAGCAACACTAGTGGGTACTACAGTTTACCTAAGAGCCTATGGCGTTTCTGCTGGAAATCTAGTAAAAATACACAAGGTCTACATCACAATCTGAAAACCCATCCCTGTCTGATATGCATAAATATCAAAAACACAGGGATTTTTCATGGCTCAGGAAACAATTGACGTCGGCAATGCACCCAACGACGGCACCGGCGATACCATTAGAACAGCATTTGGCAAATGCAATCTGAACTTTACTGAATTATACGGTAGAGTCAGCAATCGCACCATCTTAAACCGCAAGGGAACCACAGGGGACACTGCGGGACTGATCTGCTATGACACCAGTTACCTGTACATTTGCACACAAGACTATACTAATGGCGTAGCTGACATCTGGTATAGAGTCTCATTGGGTTGGTAAAAAATGACACAGAAAATAATTAATGTTGGTCTAGCCGAAAACGACGGCACAGGTGACAATTTACGCAATGCGTTCGCCAAAGCGAATGATAACTTTTCTGAGCTGTATAACGCTCAGGGCAACCTAGATCTATCAACACTAAGCGGTACCGTGCCACCAGCCAACGGTGGTATTGGATTAACTGCTAGCCCACAGTATAAGCAAGTTCCAATTGGAACACTGGGTGGTGTGTATCAGCTGGCCAACCTGGTAGCTGGCACTGGTATTGCTGTTGACCTCAGCTTGGGCAATCTGACAATCACCAACGAATACAGTGGTGGCAATGTGTCTGGATCAATCAATGTGTTAAGCACAGCCAACAGCACCAGCACATCAACAGGCGCTGTTACTATTGCCGGCGGCCTAGGGGTGGGTGGAAACATTTACGCTGGCAACCTGAGTGTCGCTGGTATCAAATTTGTAGCTAGTGATGGTAGTCCCAACCAGGTGTTGGCTACTGACGGTTACGGACAACTGCAATGGTACAGTGTTGCTGGTCTAACAACCACCATATTCACCGGTGATGTCACTGGTAGTGGTATTGCCAACGTTACACTGACGCTGGCTAACGTGGGCACAATTACACCTGGCACTTATGGTAGTGCCACACAAACACCCGTTGTCACTGTAGACAGTAAGGGACGCATTTCTAGTATTACCACAATCTCCACATCTGGTGGTGGCGGTGGTGGTAGCACAAGCCCTGGTGGTAGCGAATACAATATTCAGTATAACTTTGCTGGTGGTTTCGCTGGCGCGAGTGGTGTGCTATGTGATGGTATGAATTTAACAGTCAATGGTGTAGTATATGCCAATGGCGGTGTAGCAAGTACTGACGTTTCGTCTGGTTCTATGCAAGTGGTGGGCGGACTGGGTGTCACTGGCAATATTTACGCTGGCCAGATGTATTTTAATGGCACCAATGTGGCTGCCGCAATCAACTCATTAAGCAATGGTATTAGCGTGGTCAGCAACGCATTGAGTGTGGCGTCTGCCAATCGTGTGAGCGCTGACAATGCATTAAGCGTTCGCATTGACACAGTCAGTAATGCAGTGTCCGTGGTAAGTCAGGCATTGAGTGTGGGGCTAGCTGACAGAATATCTGTTGATGCCGCACTGAGCGTTCGCATTGACACAGTCAGTAATGCAGTGTCTGTGGTAAGTCAGGCATTGAGTGTTGAGACCAATGCTAGAATTTCAGCAGTAGATGCAGTGGCACAGTTGTTGAGTGCTGAAACTGCTGATAGAGTTAGTGCAATTAACAAAACAAGTCAGGCCCTAAGTGTTGAAATAAACAACCGCGCTAGTGCAGACAGTGCGTTGAGTTTGAGAATTGATGCTATTGGTGGATCCAGTTTAGCTGACGCTATTAGCGTTGTAAGTCAGGCCCTGAGTGTTGAGACAGCCAACCGCATTAGCGCAGTTAATGTGGTCAGCAATGCAGTATCAGTTGTCAGCCAAGCACTGAGTGTTGAGACAGCCAACCGCATTAGCGCAGTTAATGTGGTCAGCAATGCAGTATCAGTTGTCAGCCAAGCACTGAGTGTTGAAACAGCAAATCGAATTTCTGCAGTCAACGTTGTAAGCAACGCAGTATCAATCGAAACTGCCAATCGTATTTCAGCAGTCAACGTTGTAAGCAACGCAGTATCAGTTGTAAGTCAGGCACTAAGTGTCGAAATTGCTAACCGAACATCAGCTGATAATGCACTAAGCGTTCGCGTCGATACGGTCAGCAATGCAGTGTCTGTTGTCAGTAATGCACTATCACTAGAGATAGCCAACAGGACATCAGCTGATAATGCATTGAGCAATTCAATCAGTGCATTGGGCAACTCAGTTTCAGTTACCTATGCACCCAAAGCCAATCCTACATTTACTGGCTCAGTGACATTGAGCAATATAACAGTCAGCGCCAACAACGTATCCAATATCGGCACTGTTAGCACTCGACACAATACAATTTTTGCTACCACATTTAATGGTACAGCCACAACAGCACAATACGCTGACTTGGCAGAGATTTACACATCAGATAACCATTATGAATATGGCACTGTGGTGGCAATTGGTGGCGAACAAGAAATCACAATCACAGTGGAAACACATGACAACAGAGTAGCTGGCGTTATCAGTCAGAACCCTGCGTACCTGATGAACAGAGACGCAATTGGTTTGCCAGTTGCACTGACAGGCCGTGTGCCATGTAAAGTGATTGGACCAATTAGCAAAGGCGACCGATTGGTGTCTAGTGATGTTGCTGGACACGCACAGCGTCTGGACATGAACGCATATACACCAGGGTGCATTATCGGTAAAGCTCTAGAAGACTTCGGTTCTGGACCAGGTGTAATTGAAATTTTAATAGGTAAGGTATAACATATGGCATTTCCAATATCCCCCACAAACGGGCAAACATATTCGTTTGGTGGTGTAACATACACCTACAATTCAACCTACGGCACTTGGAACAAGAGTCCATTAAGTAACCCCACCTCAATTTTAGGTAACGGTCAGACGTTTTTAGGCAACACTTATACATTTACTGGAAATATAAATTCAACATCCACCTCTACTGGTACTATAGTAGTCACTGGGGGCGTTGGCGTTAGTGGCAACGTCTATGCTGGCAACGTGTACTCAAATGGTACTGTGGTGGCTACTGCCACTGCTATTGATACAGTTAGTAATGCAGTATCAGTAGTCAGTAATGCATTATCAGTTGAAATTGTCAATCGAGTATCAGCTGATAACGCACTGAGCGTCCGCATTGACACAGTCAGTAATACATTAAGCGCACTGAGTAATTTGGTAAGTGGTGTCAGCAATAGACTGAGCGTTGAAATTAATGATCGTATTTCAGCAGTTAATGCATTAAGCCACGCAGTATCAGTTACCTATGCACCCAAAGCTAACCCAACATTTTCTGGCACAGCAAGTATTGCTACATTAAATGTCAGTGGTGATACTGTGATGTCGGGTAACCTAACAGTCAACGGCACACAACAGGTAGTTAACAGCACCACAGTCACAATTAACGACAAAAACGTTGTACTGGGCAATAACGCCAGCACCAGTGCTACCATTGACGGTGGCGGTATTGACATAGGTACAGGCCCAGTCACTTACTTGCGTTATATCCACGCCAATTTAGGCTGGTACACTGCCAACAATTTTGGTGTGGGTGGTACACTGACAGTGGGTAATATTACAGTTAGTGCCAATAACACATCCAACATTGGTACAGTTAGTGCAAGACATAATACAATTTTTGCCACTACATTTAACGGAACTGCAACCACTGCACAATACGCCGACTTGGCAGAAATTTATGCTGCCGATCAGAATTATGAGCCTGGTACTGCTGTGGTGTTTGGTGGTACCGCAGAGATCACCAAGAGTGTCAAATATGCTGACACTCGGGTAGCAGGAATTATCTCCACAGACCCAGCGTTCCTAATGAACGAAAGCGCAGTGGGTTTACCAGTAGCGTTGCGTGGACGTGTGCCCGCTAAGGTATATGGCCCAGTTAGCAAGGGAGATTTGTTGGTAACAGCAGGATTTCCAGGATGCCTAACCAGCACTGGCAACAGTTGTGAAGCACCGCTGGCAGTCATTGCCAAGAGTCTAGAAAACAGTGATGACACTGGAATAAAAACAATTGAGGTAGTATTAATATAATATGGCAGCACCAATCTGGATCACACAACCTGGTGACCTGGGTGTAATCTCTGAACTTGAATACTATACTTTGAGTTTGGATGCATACGACCCTGATGCATCGCAACTGACCTTTAGACTGACTAGTGGTCATCTGCCACGCGGTATGAGTTTAACCAACCGCGGAACTATCCAGGGTATACCCATTCGTGGCCGAGTGGACTTCAGTGGTGTACCATATAACGTTGACAAGAATACAACCAGTAGTTTTAGCATCCGTGCCACTAGTGTAGAAGGCATTGTTACTGACAGAAGTTTTACTATCACTGTCACTGGTGCAAGACCACCAGAGATTTTAACTACTGGTCCCAGTCTGGGTTACTACTATGACGGTGTATACTTCAGCAAACAACTGGTGGCTAGTGAGCAAGACCCCACCAGTGTAACTGAATGGAGCATCAGCAGTGGTGCATTGCCCAAAGGCGTTACATTAGATACAACCACTGGCCTGTTGTCAGGATTCATTTACCCAGTGGAACGAACTGCTGCTGTGAATTTTGGTTTTGACGGCGAGCCATTTGATCAATATTTGTATGGCGCAGTCAGTAACAGTATCAACAAAAACTATCAGTTCACAGTATTGGCCAAGAACAATCGTGGATATGATGCTAAAACATACACAATTTTTGTCTACAGCAAGAGCAGTTTCCTAGCCAATAACGACGAAATGACTGCTGACTTGGATAGTGAAATCATCACATCTGATCTAGACAACAAACGCAACCCAGTGATTGTGGACTTCATGGACACTGATCTTGGCACGTATGTGTCGGACAATTACTATCACCACAAATTTAATGGTTACGACTTTGATGGCGAACCAATCACTTATGAAATGGCCGCAGGTGGCGACGTGGGTTTTGACAATGCCAACTTTGACGTTGTGAACTTTGACAAGGGCGAAGAAGCAATGGTGCCCACTCTAACACTGGACCCAGGCACCGGCTGGTTATATGGACTGGTTGATCCGCAACCTGCTGTGACACAAGACTATAGTTTTGGTGTGCGAGTCTACAAAACCAATAACACCGATTACAAGAGTGCCTGGATCACTTATACGATCACGATCCTAGCTAGCGATCAGACCACTATCAGTTGGAACACCAGCAGTAACCTGGGTTCAATTGCTGGTGGACAAGTGAGCGAGTTTGCATTAAGCACCATTAACACACTGGGGCATACTGTTTATTACCGATTCAAGAGCGGAGAATACAATCGTCTACCACAGGGGTTGCGCCTGAGTGCTGATGTGGAATCCACAGACAACGGCGACGGCAGTGTCACATCCACCTGTAACATCACTGGTAGAAACACATTTAACTATTTCAGTCTAGATGGTGGCGCTACTACATTTGATCAGGGCACACTACTGACCACCGCACAGCCTACTACCTTTGACACTGTCTGGCGCTTTACTATTGAAGCATATGACCTAGAGGGCGACATTTTAATCGCCCGCGAGTTCTATATCAACACAACTGTTGTTGACAACAAGCCTTACGAAAACTTGTACTTGGCTGCAAGACCAGCAATACACGAACGTGACTCGTTTGAAGAACTGCGCCAGGACACTGAAGTTATACCATCAGAATTGATCTATCGTCCGACTGATCCTTATTTTGGCATCGCACCTGATATTCGATTCCTGTTGGCTAATGGACTAAATCCCAGTACTGCACTGGCATACAAACAAAACATGTGGTTGAACCACGCCACACGTCGTCTGTTCTTTGGCAGTATTAAAACAGCACAAGTACTAAATTCTGACAACTCTGTAAGATACGAAGTTGTATATGTGGACGTTATTGACACATATGAAAATGCTGAAGGTGTCAGTGTTAGTAAAATAGTAGACTCCAGCAACAAGATAACTGAACAACTGACTGTGGATCAGAGTGTATATGATGCCAGCCAGGTGTTTATCACTGGTGACGAGGCCACTGAAGGTCGTGATTACCCAGCCAGCCTGGACAACATGCGTACACAAATCAACAACACGATTGGTGTATCCAACAGTAACACATTACCAGCCTGGATGAGTAGCAAGCAGAGCACAGGCCGAAGCCTGGGCATGGTATATGCTGTGCCACTAGTGTACACAGTACCCAATGCCAGCAACAAAATTGCCTATAGAATTCGCGACAAGTACCCCAACTTGTTTGAACAGATCGAGTTCCTGGTTGACCAGTATATCTGGGATTGTAACCTCAGTTCCAACTATGATCAGACCAATCAGAGATATTACACTAGTAATGAGACCACGTTTGATAAATTGTCTACTCACGATTACGGTGTAGACGTTACTGTGGACTTTGGTGTTAACCAACAGTTTGATTCCATCAACGGTCAGACACTGGAAAACATCATAGCCAATGGTGGCATTGATGGCATTACTTATAACCTAAATGGCAAGCACCTGGTGTTCTTGCGTGAAGACAACTTCCCCGTGGGCTCTAGCCCTGAAAACAACGGCTGGAACGATTATCCCAGCCTGTTTGATGAGGACGTATTTGACAGTTACACATACGATCAGATGGAGATGGTGCCTGGTTATTTTGAAAAACTAAATGGCAGTAGCACACAGAACAAACGTGCTGGCGTCTGGGAGGTGGTGATCAGTAGCACCAATGTGGTCACACTGGAGTTTTTACAAGAGATTGACTTTTTTAACGTGATTGAGATCACTGCTGGTGTCAACAACGCTAACAAACTGGTGTATTATGACCCAGACATCAAACAGGGGTTTGCAGCCCCCAGTTACACAGAAGTGCCACAGAATGCAGAGAACTATGCTAGAACTGTATTTGACGGCAACAGCACACGTTTCAACAGCTATCGAGATGTATATTCGATACCTGACGAAAATGATAAATACCTAAAGTTTCCTAAATCCGGAGTATTCGCATAATGTCGAGCAATATTAACCCTAACAACATAGATAGTACATACCCAGTTGCTGGCCAAGATAATGACAGCCAGGGCTTTCGTGATAACTTCACGAACATCAAGAACAACTTCACTTACAGTAAATCTGAAATTGAAGACTTGCAGAGCAAGGTTCTACTAAAGTCAGCATTGACTGGTGGTACACTAGACAACAACATGGCTGGTGCAACTATCACATCAGTCACACTACTAGACAGTCGTGAGACCACTGTAGACAAAGGTTCCGTCAGTGGCACAGTTACACTAAACCATAACGAAGGTCACTATCAGTTGTTGACATCTAGTGGTAGTGTGTCACTAGCACTAGCCAACTGGCCCACATCAGGCAAAGCTGGACGAATTCGTCTAGAAGCCAACGTGACCAGTACCAGCCACACACTGACATTGCCAGCCGCAGTCAGCGTGGGTAACGTCAACCTACAGGGTGCCAGCAGTAACGTGATTACTTTTGCTGCCACTGGTAGATACTATTACGATTTCACTAGTACAGATGCAGGTACCACTGTGTTTGTTAACGAAGTAAGTCGCCCACGTAGCACATTCAGTAACCCATTGTTCCTGACTGGTTCAGAAGATCTGGCCAACGCTGGCGCGGCATCACTAACCAAAACAACCAGTTACTTTACTACTGGTGCTGCCGAAACTGGCACACTGGCTGCTGGTACAGATGGCCAGATCAAAGTGCTGGCAATGGCAGGTGACAGTGGTGACATGGTAATCACAGTTTCCAACGCAGGATGGAAGAGTTCTGGCACTGGGACTATCACATTCAACGATATCGGTGACGCAGTTACCATGTTGTACACCAATAGCAAATGGTATTGTATCGGAAATAACGGCGCAACATTCGCGTAATTATTACCGAAACCTTTGACTCCTAGTTGGCAGTAGTTTATACTGTGTGCTAACTAGGAGTTTTCATTTATGCAAGTCGATCTAAACAAATACAAAAAATTTGTTGGTGCAGTTACCAGTAACGAGTCCAACAATTATGATTATCTACACAAACGCATCGAAGAACTGCGTAATCAGACTGATCCCACATTCAACCCCAGCCTGTTACTGACTGCGGCTATCGGACTGGCAGCAGAGGGTGGTGAGTTTGCTGAATTACCCAAGAAGATCTTCTTCCAGGGCAAGCCATTTAACGAAGAAGTTCGGTTCCATATGAAGCGTGAACTGGGCGACATCATGTGGTACTGGATGAATGCCTGCCGCGCACTGGATCTAGATCCCAACGATGTCATCCAGGAAAACGTAAATAAGTTGGAAAGCCGATATCCTGGTGGTAGCTTTGATGCCTTCTACTCAGAGAATCGCCAAGACGGAGATCTGTAATGCACCCATTAGCCCCTGACCTTTCTGGTTTATCAGACAATGACTTACAAAAGCGCATGAGCGACCTAATGAAGCGTCTGGTATTTTGCAGTCAGATGGGGCAAACTGATTCTGTCATGCAACTGCAAATGTTGTATGAAGACATTCAGATGGAAGTCGGCCGAAGAAATCAACTTGAGATGGAAAAACTTCAGGCCATGAGTAACAACTTCAACAGTGTAATCGATATTAAATGAACATACCCATTTCTTGGACTGAAAAATTCAACGCTATTGCAGTTATTGATGATGAGATTGTCTGCAACAACTATTCTTGTAGACTAGATCTTCTCACCAACAGCGAAGACATGTATGAACAAAACGTGAGTATAAACCGCATGAAGCTGTTTATTACAGAAGTTTTGTACAACTGTATCTTTGTGGACAACGATAGCGATCTGATTAAAACAGTACACCAATTTAACAACCCCATAGTAACCACCATGGGCAACCCACACGACCTCACTATTTGTATGCACTTGTATTGCAAATTGCAGGCTATCACAGAAGGCAAGATGGTGATCAAAGCCATCCACTTTAGTAGCACACACAGCGACAATGTGGAATACACCATCAACTTGTCAGACAATCTGGAAGTGTTCAAGGATGATAAAAAATCCAAAGTGTTGCCCTGGTGGCATCGTGCTGACATCACAGTGAGCGATTACTTTGACAGCAAAGGAGAACATGCTGTGGAAGAAATTGAAACCTGGGATGAGCTGGGTCTGGGCTGGACTGAAACACTGGTCGCCGGCGACACTGAAGCAGAGATTCTGGACATACGGGCATTTAAACCTGAAGTGATCCAGGGTGGACGTGACTGATGTATCGTAACGGGTTTGGAGAGAAGATATATGAAGTGCAGGATCTCTGCGATCTCTTGTATCAGAATCCCGAGCTGGATCTCAGTCGCTTTCTAGTAGATCCAGTGGCTGAAAGCCGTGAATACAACCGAGCAGTGGTGTCACACTATGCCGGCTTTCCACTAATCAAAGTCAAAGATCCTGGTGACACAAGTCTTAAAAACTTTGATACAGTCAACCAGCGAACCTGGTTCATGCCCAAGGAATACTACGATCTGGACATAGCACAGTATCTGCTGGACCAGTGCAAGAACGAAGACGAACTACAACGAGTGGGCGAGGAACTGTTATTGTTCCAGGAACGTGGCATGTTTGATCTGTTGCGTTATCTCAAATATATGGTGGATACACTGCGAGCTAATAACATAGTCTGGGGTGTGGGTCGTGGCAGTTCAGTAGCCAGTTTCGTGTTGTACCTGCTGGGTGTACACAGGATTAACAGCATATATTACAATTTAGATATCGCAGAATTCTTGCGATAAATATCAAACACAAGGAGTTAGCACAATGGCTAAAAAATTATATCAGACTTCATCGGGCAAATATATTGACATGGAAGCACTGAGAATGGCAAACGAAACAGTCATCGCAGTGGGCAACATGAACGTGAATGCACGTGGTGACATCATTGGACCTGGTGGCAAAGTGGTCAAGACTGCCGCACAAGTTAACAAAGAGTTCTATGCACAAAACGTATCACCAGCCAATGACGGTGTTGTATTTGAAAATCAACGTGCCGCATTGGCCG